TATTCAGTTGTTCATGAAACGTCTTCGCAAGAAGTATGATCAATATCGATTACGTTATTTCTTGACTTCTGAATATGGTTCTCAAGGTGGTCGCCCGCATTATCACATGATATTGTTTGGCTTCCCCTTTACTGGTAAGCATGGTGGTGATCTTCTCGCCGAGTGTTGGAAGAATGGCTTTGTACAGGCCCATCCGCTCACCACGAAAGAGATCGCTTACGTCACGAAGTACATGTACGAGAAAAGCATGGTCCCCGAGATTCTTAAAGGCATAAAGGAATATCAACCTTTTATGTTGTGTTCCCGGATTCCCGGAATCGGCTATCATTTCTTACGTGAGCAAATACTGGATTTCTATCGTCTTCATCCCCGTGATTATGTTCGGGCTTTCAATGGTATGCGAATGGCTATACCTCGCTACTATGCCGATAAGCTTTACGATGATGATATGAAGGAATATCTAAAAGAGCTTCGTGAGGCTTTCTTTATTAATCAGATGCAAGAGCAATGGCATCATTATATTAACACAAGTCCCCGGTTACGTTACATAGCTGACCAGCTTGAGACAGAGAATAAGTTGGCTTATGAGAAGCGTACCGAGGAGAAATTAAGATTAAAGTAATGGCTAATATTTTTAATTCTATTAAACTGAAACGTCCTAGACGTAATGTTTTTAATCTTTCTTATGAGAATAAATTGACTGCGAATGCTGGCGAGTTGATTCCGATTATGTGTAAGCCTGTAGTTCCCGGTGATAAGTTCCGTGTAAATACGGAAATGTTGGTTCGTTTGGCTCCGCTTGTGGCTCCTATGATGCATCGAGTGGATGTTTTTACTCATTATTTCTTTGTTCCCAATCGCCTTGTATGGAATCAATGGGAAGATTTTATTACGAGAGGTGTTGACGGTTCTGATTCTCCGGCTTTCCCTACGGTTTCTCTTCCATCTACCGTAGACGTTGCGAACTCTCACAAAGTTCTCGGTGATGGTTCTTTATGGGATTATCTTGGATTACCTTCTATTAATCAGATTGGTAAATCTGTTTTTCAAGTACAGTCGCCTAATGGTGTTAAAGCTCCTGTTGGTTATAAGGTTTCCGCACTTCCTTTTCGTGCTTATCAATTGATTTATAATGAATATTATCGTGATCAGAACTTGACCTCTGAGTTTCCTGTCCCTCTTGATGGTGGTGATACAAGTGTCACTCCTCTTTATAATCTTTTTACTCTTCGCCGTCGTGCTTGGGAGAAAGATTACTTTACTTCCGCTCTTCCTTGGGTGCAACGTGGTCCCGAGGTTTCTGTCCCTGTTTCCGATGCTAAGGATTATAACATAGAGCGCAAGAATGCTAATCTTGATTATTTTATGAAAAGTGGGACCGAGGTGCCCGGTTCTGGTGATACTGTTAAATTTGTTGGCGGTCAACTTCAAGTAGGAGATGGTGATTTAAATGCTCTTTATTATGATCCTAGCAATTTGAAGGTTAGTGTTGATGACATAGGCTTTAATATTAACGACCTTCGCACTTCAAATGCTCTTCAACGTTGGTTTGAGCGTAATGCTCGTTCTGGCTCTCGTTATATCGAACAGATCTTGTCGCACTTTGGCGTGCGTAGTTCTGACGCCCGTTTGCAGCGTCCGCAGTTTCTCGGAGGTGGTCGTACTCCTATTTCCGTTTCCGAGGTTCTTCAAACGTCTTCTACTGATTCCACCAGTCCACAGGCTAATATGGCTGGACATGGTATTTCTGCTGGTGTGAATCATGGTTTTACTCGTTATTTCGAGGAACATGGTTACATTATGGGTATTATGTCTATTAGACCTCGTACCGGATATCAACAAGGCGTTCCGAAGGATTTTCGCAAGTTCGATAATATGGATTTCTATTTTCCCGAGTTCGCTCATCTTGGAGAGCAGGAAATCAAGAATGATGAGATTTATCTTAATCAATCTGATGCTGATAATGAAGGTACCTTTGGTTATACCCCTCGTTATGCAGAGTATAAGTATTCACAGAATGAGGCTCATGGTGATTTCCGTGGAAATATGGCTTTTTGGCATTTGAATCGTATTTTTACTGCGAAACCGAATTTAAATACTACATTTGTGGAGTGTAATCCAAGTAACCGTGTTTTTGCTACCGCCGAGACTTCTGATGACAAGTATTGGGTTCAGATTTACCAAGATATTAAGGCTCTGCGTCTGATGCCGAAATATGGTACTCCAATATTGTAGTATTATGTTTGATAGTTGGCTTTCTTTTTATTTATTTATTTGTTTAGCTATTTTAGGTATATGTTTATTACTGCTTATAATTATAACGATCTTCCTGAAAAAGTGGTTCAGGAGGAAGTAAGTGAGGAAGTTTTAGTAGAACCTTCTGATGCTTACACGATTCGAGAGTTGATCTACCGTCTTGCTATGGGTATGTCCGTTCCATCTGGCCCTAATAGTGGCGAATATCCCGACAAGGATCAAGATTTTGATGATGATCTACCCACTGAACGAGGAGATTTTGATTTGGCCGATTACGCCCAAATGAGCGAGGAACTCCGTTCTAAGTATCAAGTAAAGATTCAAGAGAAGAAAGAGTCTGAGAAGCCAAAAGAAGAGCCGAAGGCTGAGCCTGCGAGTACTTCTGAATAAAGCTCATAATCTTACGTTTTAAAGTGTTGCTGACCTTTTGCCCGTGCCCATGCGTTTGGACACGGGCTTTTGTCGTTGCGAGTGATTTTTGGCATTTTTTCGGTAGAAATGAGGTAGCGCAGCGAACGAATTGAGACCGATAAAATGGTAAAAATTGCGACCTCGGCGATTCCCCGAATCGACGTTACACCGAGCTAAATACATTTAATGATAGTTAAAGAATGTATCTGAAAACACGCAAGTTTTCTTGCGTGCGTGCGCATATAGGTAACTTGATAAATTATATGCGCACTGACACCAAAGATTTATTAACAAATCGATTTGGTGGCAATGAAATAAAAACAGTATGTTTGCATAGTGAGTATTTAACCAGAGTTCCTACGGGACTCTGAATATTAATCTTTAAAAGTTTGATATTATGGGGTTTAAACGTTACAAATTAACAATTTCTCTTACTTCGGTAGAAAAAGAGGTAGAAATTGATTTCTACAGCCTTCCTTCCCGGACTTACAAGAACGTTCAGCGATTCTTGAGTCGTTATAACTCGGACGATATTAACTACTACACAATTCGTTCGTTATGAGTATTCTTGGTGGTATAGTTGCTGGTGTTGGCTCTCTCCTTGGTGGTCTTGGTTCTTCCGCCATGAATGACAAGGCGGTACAGGATACCAATAAAACCAATATGGAAATTGCAAAGTATCAAGCGCAATGGCAACAACAAGAAAATGAGAAGGCCTACCAGCGTTCTTTAAAGATGTGGAACTTGCAGAATGAATACAATTCTCCAACTCAGCAAATGGCTCGTATTCGTGCCGCTGGGCTTAATCCTAACCTTGTCTACGGCAACGGTGTTACTGGTAACAGCGCTGGTTCAACTCCGCAATATGAACCTGCTAAATTCAACGCTCCGACTATGCAAGCTTACAGAGGTTGGAATCTTGGCATTTCTGATGCTACTTCCCAGTATCTTGCTTATCGTACTGTTAAGGCGCAAGTTGATAACATGGAAGCGCAAAATAGTCTCATTCGTCAACAAACTGCTACAGAGGCAACGAAACAAGCGAATGTAGCTGCTTCTACTGCTCGTTCCGAGTTTGATTTGGATATGGCGAAACACCTCAAGGATGTTTCTATCTCGTCTGCTATTGCTGATATGAATCTTAAACAGGCTGGTGCCTCTCAAGGTTGGACGAAAGCCAATCGTGAGGTTATTCAATATGAGCTTGACAAGGCTTTGTTTGACAATAAGATTAAGTTGAGTAATGAAGAGTATTTGAAAGTTTTGCAATCTGTTCGTCAACTTCAGCAAGATAATGATATTAATGCTTTCCGTAATGAAATGGAAAGAGTTACTGGTAAAGGTTCATTTGCTACGGATATGCTTCGTCGTTTGATTATGGCTTTGCGTCCATCTGTAAATGATCGTTTGTTTAATCCCAAATAATTTACAATTATGAGAAGAAGAAGAAGAGGTTTTCTCGGTCGTTCCCGTAAACGCCGTATTCGTAGTTACCGTTTAAGCAGAGGAGGTATAAGATTATGAAACCGTTCTGGAAAATTTTTATCAAGGTCGCTCTGGCATTAATTGATGCCGTTGAGTCAGTGTTTGGCAAGGATGATGATACACCTAAAGCGTTAAAATCATGAGGAGAAGAAGATTTGGCCGTCGTGCTCGTCGCCTTGGTCGTATGAAACGTTTCGCTCGTAGGTTTAGATAATGGAGTGTCTTCATCGTATTCATTTACCCGACCGTGGTGCTGTTCCCTGCGGTCGGTGCGTGAACTGTCGGAAAAACAAGCGTCAATCATGGGTTTATCGATTGCAAGCGGAAGCGGATGAGTATCCTTTCTCTTTGTTCGTTACCCTTACTTATGATGATGAACATATACCTACCGCTATGATCGGTGAAGATTTGTTCAAGACTACGGTTGGCGTTGTATCTAAACGTGATATTCAGTTGTTCATGAAACGTCTTCGCAAGAAGTATGATCAATATCGATTACGTTATTTCTTGACTTCTGAATATGGTTCTCAAGGTGGTCGCCCGCATTATCACATGATATTGTTTGGCTTCCCC